GCTTCAATTTGTAGGCGCGTCGGTGTCTGCATCATGGAAAAAGTTTGTTAAAAACTTACCTATCACTCCACTCACTTGCACGGCAATAGCTACACTTGGATGCTGTAAGTTCAAGGCCGCGATTGTAGTAGATAACAATAGCAGGCCGTCGCCTATCTTACGCCACTTGGCTGGCGTTGGTTTAGCGTAACCCTTAACGCTTGCCTTGGCCTTGGTATGGTTTGTTTGATTCATGTTTGTTCTTATGTTTTTTATGACGGCCAAGCTTGCGGCGTGGCTTAGATTTAAACGTGCTTATTGCGCTACTTTTTGCCATCTAATGCCTTAATTTTTTTGCTCCAATAAACAATCGCAAACAACCCCGAAACTATACCCACAATAGCCAACACGAATGCGGCTACGGGCTGCCAAGTTTGAGAAAAATGTATAACCGTTGCACTCCCACTTACTGCGGTCGCTATCGTTGCCGTGGTGTCGTTATCAATGTGTTTCATCGGTTATATCGTTCTAAATATAAATCTTCCATTCCCAAAAAAGTGTGTACTCCGCAAGGTTCGGGAAATACCTCGTAAATCAATAAATCATCGCTGGGTTGACCATCAAATAAAATATCAACGGCAAACAATTTATCAATCACACCCAATTCAACAACATGACAATTCTCTAAAGTGGGTTTAATTTTCTCCCACTTATCTTGCGGTAATTCAAATTTTGCAAATATCATAGTATTAGGTTGTTAAGGTTGTGCAATTTGTATCACTTAATGGTGTTGGGTATAATGCCATTGTTTTAATCCATCTTGGTATCCCTGCACCTGTTCCATTAATAAATTGCATTATTGTTGTTGTAAATGCAGTTGCACTCACTTGCTTAGTGCCGTTTACAAACACATCAGCAGTTGTTCCATTCCATTTAATAGCAACTTTAATAGTGTCGGTTGTTGTAGTGAATAAATTAGTAGTTGCACTTGCAATTATTTTTTGAATTACTTGTCTACCCGTTCCAGTATTCACAATCAAAAATCCATTGGCAATTGTTGAACTTGAATCCCCAATACCTATACCTTGTGCTGCGGCATCTCTTGTGTATGCAATGTTGTTGAGCATTTCAATAAATAAAGTTCCACCACTTGCAGAAATTAACGCATTGGTGTAGATATTGTTTCGGCTAAATGTATCTACCAATCGTGTTGCTGCGGCATTGGTTGTGTCTATCCAAGTCGTTCCAAATGCACCAAGTTCTAATTGAGGTGCTGCTATGCGGATGGTGAAATCGTAGGTGTTGCCGATGGTTAAAAACCCAACAACTGCATTGTTAATTCTTGTCGTTGATGGGTTGGTGTTGGTTCGTGTAAATATGTTACGTGTTAGGGTTGCTGATATTGTTATTGTCTGCGTATTAGTCGCTAAATTATTTCCACCACTATCTCTTTCGGATATTGCGTTTGTATATGAGGTTGGTGGATTAGGTGCAGCAATTAATTTAATCCAAAATGAACTACTCCAAGTTTGCCCGTTTGATGCAACAATTTGTGTAGTTGATTCAAAACGCACCTGAACAGTTGTACCAGTTGCCGTTCCACTAAATTGCACATCAATATAAGGCAATCCATTTTCAGTGCCAATACCGACAACAGTTTGTGTTAATCCACTCAATGTTGAACCCCAGTTAGTCGGCAAAGTACTCGGACTTGTACTCGCCCCCTGCATAGTGCTATTACGCAAACTATTCGTCCTCTGCGGTTCTAACAACACCGCTGGGCAACTGCCAAACATATAAGATAAACGTGGTACGTTGGCAGCAACACTACCGATATTACCATCGGATTGCGTTCTATTGGCTACGCTATTTCTTGACCACGTTAAATCACCATTTCCATTGGAGGGTAATTCAGCATAGGCAACACCTGCCTTGTATCCACTTGGGATAATAAGTAATGATGCAGATTGTAATAATGATGATGCAGCGGAAACACAAGTTAACGCCTCAATCGTACCACCATCGGCAATTACACGGGATGAATAAGACCCTGCAAATCCACCCGCAAAGTGTACACGATCAAGGCCAACGCCTACCCCTATTCTCGGCATATTAATAACCTATTACGCTTCCGCTCGAAATTACGAAGCCGGTTATTGTGTAACCTTTACCAGCAGGCAAAAATTCGCCAGCCAAAAAAGTAATTCCACTCATGCCCCGTGCAGTTAATACATTACTACCGCTTGCTTCGTTATCACCTTTCACGGTGAAACTTGTAAAAACAGTATTTTCACGCACTACCAATGAATCGTAAGAAACACCAGTAACGGTTGAAGCCGCGTGGTATTTAAAACCTTGACCGCCTACGGCTATGTCGATTGAAGGATTTGCCATGTTTCAAATTTAATCAATCAGCGCCGCGCTTACGTTAACAATTTACACGCTTCCGATAATATACCATTGCGTGCCGTTGGATATTACCGTCTTGCTTCCGTATAGATTATTAATTGTGGTTGCTGTGCTGCCGTTTATATTGAACGTACCGCCGCTAATAGTAACCGTGTGCGGGTTGGCTATTTTAATAAAGTAGTATTTTTTGCCCTTATTCTCGTCCGCGTCTGGCAGGTTAACCGTTACGTTGCCGTCAGTACTATCGCAAATTATCAGCTCGTACCCATTCGTTATTGTATGCGTGCCGTTGGTATACGTTATGCTCGCGTCATGTTCCTGCAGATGCCAGTCTATGCCGCCTGTGCTTTCGGTGTATTTTAACATCACTTCCCAACGCGTGTTCAATGTTGGTTCAGACGTTGGCGCTCCGTCTGCTTCGTTCACAAGATACCCTAAAATAGTATCGGGCATGTCGCTTAACATAGATTGATAATTGTTCACTTGCGTTTCAATTAAATTCAATCTGTCGCGCACAATCCCGTCTTGCGTGTTTCCAATCCGCAAGCCCTCGCCTGTTGTTGTAGTGTTAGTGTACACCGGTGCAACGCCCAACCATTCGCCTTCCCATTGGTCTTGCCTTGGGTTAAAGCTAACCCCATTTAATACCCATGTGTAGTTATCGAAGTACAACGACTTCACTAAATCCAAGCTTCCCGAATCAATCCAAGTGCCGCGCACTACTGGCACGAAATCAGCATACAACGAAGATAACCCAACGCCCAGCATTTTAGTTGGCGTGCCTTTGGTTATTGAATCCCAACCGCCATAAAATTCGTCAGCAATTACCCACTGCGTTCCATCGTTAGCCCATATATTACCAACGCCGTATTTATTTCCGCTGTAGTAATACTTCGGCTGCAATTCAATCTGTGTGCTGTTCGCTAAATTAGCTGCGCTGGCGTTAAATAATTCAGTAACTTCAAACACATAGTCGGGATTTTGGTAGTCCGAAGTTGTTGCAAATGCCACGTCAATGCTGCCCCAAAACGCCACGTCGTCGCGTATTGTTCCACCGGTGCGCCATCCCCCAATTTTTGAAAACATTGGAGCTATTACGTTAACCTCATCAATACTAATGCTAAGCTTGTCAAATCCAACTGGTGCTGTGGTGCATTGCTTTTCGAACTTGTAAGTTATCCAGTTACCTTGCTGATTTTTAATATCTATTTTTTCATTGGTTGGATCAACAAACGAAGTACTAACCCAATAGCCATTTGCATCCAATTGCTTTTTATTTCCGCTGCTATCCTCCAGCCAAACCCTATGTATAATTTCGGCCTGCTCGTAGTTCTTAGTAGAGTTTGCAGGATATGCAAATCTCACTAATATCTTAAACTTAAACGGCACGGCGTTTGGAGTTGACCCCGTGGGTATTTCTGTCGCAATTAATTCATAAGCGCTTATGCTTGCATTGCCCCTATAGCGCGACGTATAGGCTATGTTTAATCTTTCGGTGTCAATTATACATTGGCGCGATACTGGCTGATAATACAAATTAGGTTTAGCCGCCCATTGTGGACGCGCTGGCAAATTTCCAAGCGCTTGCCTATGGCTGTAGGTTCCCGTTGTCTTATAAACCATACTGCTATCATAGCGCCTGTATGGGATTGTAGTACCTGCATACGAAGTTACATCAGTAATCCAATAGCCGCCGTTAGCGTGCATGAATCGAACATTAAATATCTCACACACTTGCTCCAATGCTTGCCTGCATGTAACCATATTTAATTCATCGTACAACCCTGTTAAATCAATCCATTTAATATCTTGAAACGGATCGTAAGTTTGTAAGAATGTACGCACGTTAAGCCGCAACATGTCCACGCCTTTACGGCTTGCATCGGCCGCATACATGCTTTGCGCGTCGAAAAAGTAGTAATCAGTTTTACCCAAATATGCCCAATAAGTTGACAGATTTAACTCTTCTAAGCACTCTTTTATCAATACATTTATCTGAATAAAATCTGAAGTAAACCACGAGGGTTGCACGTTATATCCGTCCAACAAATCCAACCCATCCACCGCAGTTAATTCAATCACGGGTTTGCCGTCGATGCTTTCGCGAAGCCTGTTTAATTGGTCGGCCAAAACGCGGCCAACAAACCACAACTCAGAGCCACGCCAAACGACCATTGTCCAATAGGTTTCGGCTTCGGTTTGAATCGCGACAAACGCATCCAACACCGTGCTGTTAGGTATAACCCACCGCGCAGTTACTCGGCTTGACTTAACCCTGTTTTCGTGCCATTTGCTGCCCTCGCCGTCTCGGTCAAGTGTGAACCCTTCGCCTGCTAACTTTAGCTCAGTCCCTGCCGTTGTGCTGCCTGTTGGTGCGTCGTGTATCTCTACCTTCCAATCGGTATTGTTGAAGCTCTTAAATGTTCCGTAATATTTGCGTGCCATTACCCTCTAGAATAATCGTTGTTATGTCTGTGTAAAACTATCGCCAAATCGCGGCCGCTTATATGCGTGCTTGCTATAAATCCGCCATCACCTCCGCTTGGTGTTATTAGATCGCGTAATTTATCCAACGGCGCAATAACTTCCGGGTTACTTCTAGCCCCTGGATATTCTCCCATCAATCCCAACGTGGGACCATAAACAATACCACCATCAGCAAACGCCGTGAACTCTGGGCCTTTCTTAAGCTGCGCTGTAATTACCGCAGAACCTGCAACCAATGCAACACCAGCTGCTGCTGCCGCAATTGGATTGGCTAATATTAATTTTTGGAACGCGTCCGAAGCTATTGCCGTTGTAATCAATGCCGCACCAAACGCTTTCATAAAATCCGCCACCGCTTTAAGCGCCACATTTCCAAAGTTTCTAAATGCGC